GCACGAACAACACTTTGAACATCGAACAAGTTGGAGGTTCGACTATTGGTTTCCATATTCTCGGTAATCACAATGACCTTGATATTTCTCAAAATGGTACTCATTTAAATAATGTTGATATCCATGTAGATTATGTCGACCACAATGTCTCACAATCAGGAACAGGAAGTCATACAGCTACTACTTACTACTATCAAGCAAATGCTTCAGAAGGCAACTTTACACAGTCAGGTTCTGGAAGTCATACAGCAACAGTAACATTACAAGGTAGTCAACCTACAACAATCAATTTACAACAATTAGGAAGTACAAATCAGACTTATAGTTTGACCCAAAACTGTTATACTTCAGGTGGTTGCACAGTTAGTGTAACTCAAGGAAATTAATATGCCTAGAAAAAGAGACCCAAGATTAAAAAGAGCAGGAGTAAAAGGATTTAATAAACCAAAAAGAACTCCTCGGCATAAAACAAAGTCACATATTGTTGTGGCAAAAGTCGGAAGTAAGATTAAAACAATACGTTTCGGCCAGCAAGGAGCTAAGACGGCAGGGAAGCCCAAGGCCGGCGAGTCTACTCGTATGAAAAAGAAAAGAGCTTCTTTCAAAGCAAGACACCGTAGAAACATAGCAAAAGGCAAGATGTCAGCAGCTTATTGGGCAAACAAAGTAAAATGGTAAGACTACTAGCTCTCATAGGGTTACTAATATTTATATCTTTTCCAGCCTTTGCACTGGATTATAAACTTCCTGATACCCCATTTAACTTTGAGCAAATCAAAGCAGACAACCTGCTAATAGAACAATATAAAGAAAGTCAAAAAATAACTTTTACACAAAAAGATAATAAACATATTTATGAGTGGGTTCTTTGGAACGTAGCTGATGTATATACTACAAATAGAGCTATTAGTGGAGGGTACGCAAGAGAAATGAATCCCTTCCTACCAGACTACCCTTCATTAGAAAGAATCGTAGCCCAAAAACTAGTCGTTAATTATGTACTATATCAGATGGACTTTTTTGAGTCCCCTCGCCTGGTTAGAACTGGTAATGTACTCGGCTGGATCGCAGTAACAAACAATAACTGGATAATTTTAGATAATGAATAAACTAATTTCTTTAGTACTCATAATGGGACTCTTTATATGGAATCCCTACCCCTTCAAAATACTAGAACTTCAAACATTCGATTGGCTTATGAAAACACAGCCCGAAGTTCAAAATCAGAACATAGTCCTCGTAGATTTAGATGAAGAAATCGTTGAGGCATACGGAGGTTACCCACTTCCTAGGACGCTTTTCTCAGACATGATAAAAAGAACTACCGGAGTTCCGGGGTTTACAATACTCATGCCTGACCCAGACTTGCGAAATAAAGCAAACGATGTCGTATTGGCAGAGACTTTATCCGCGAGACCAACAGTGTTAGCTTTTGCAGCATCAACACAAGCAACAGAGTTAGGGCCTCATGTAGGCACCGCTCAAATAGGAGGTGATCCCACAACATGGACGATAAATTATCCTGGAATCCTGAGACAGACTACGCTATTATCGGTAAGCGCCGAAGGCAAAGGTATCGTAAACTCAAGGAGCGAGCTAGACGGCGTCGTAAGGCGAGTTCCGCTCGTCGTAGGTAGTGAAGGCGAGGTATACCCAAGTTTTGCACTAGAAATGTTACGACTTGGAACAGGGGATATAAGCTATCAAATAAAGACCGGTGAGTACGGGGTAGAGTGGGTTAGAGTACCTGCATACAATAAAATGAATACTGATGCAAATGGAAATATTTGGCTAAACACAAATGTAAAGTTCTATAGGCAGACAGCTTCAGAATTTATGATGAACCCTATGCAAGCACCATTTGTTATTTTCGGAGTTACTGCAGAAGGAGTGGTTAATCCAGTTCCTACAGCTTCGGGTGCTAAATATCCTCATGAAATACAAGCAAATATATTACACAATTTAATTGAAGGAAAAGCACCTTCAATACCCAACTGGAGCGCAGGAGCAGAACTAGGATCTGCATTCGTAGCTTTGCTTCTCCTCCTTCTTACTGTAAGTAGAGTCTATTTAAGCCTACCCACTTTACTTTTAGTAGTAGGAGGTTCTTGTTATGCAACATGGTACGCGTTTCAATCTTCCTATTTATTTGACGTTTCTGGAATCATAATCATCTCCGTTCTTTTTTGGAGTATCGAAAGTTTCAGGAATTTTATGAAGACCTATTTCGAGAAAATGGAAATTAAACGACAATTTGGGACGTATGTTAGTCCCGCCTTGGTAAAAAAATTACAAAAAGACCCAACGTTACTGAGATTGGGTGGGTCGACCAAACGTATGACTTTTCTTTTTTCGGATATTCGAGGATTCACACCAATTTCAGAAAAATATCAAAAGGATCCTCAAGGATTGACTGCTCTCATTAATAGATTTTTAGACAACCAAACTGAGATTATTCTCAAACATGGTGGAACAATCGACAAATATATGGGCGATTGTATAATGGCATTTTGGGGAGCGCCACTTGATGACGAAGATCAAGTTGCAAATGCCACAAAGGCTGTCTTAGAAATGAGACTAGCACTAGGAGAATTAAATGAAAGACTCAGAGAAGAAGGCTTGGATCAAATTAATACAGGAGCGGGAATCAACACGGGACTTTGTGTCGTGGGGAATTTTGGTTCATCGAGTCGTTTTGACTACTCTGTTCTTGGCGATAGCGTTAATCTGGCTGCAAGGCTAGAATCTAGCTGTAAAGAGTATGACACTGATCTAATCATATCTGAACATAGTTTACTAGATAATTATGAATACGAATTTCTAGACGAGGTTACGGTTAAAGGCAAGTCCGAACCAGTTAAAATATACACCATACAAAAATAAATCTTGACAGCGAACTTAAAATCTTGTATAATATAGCAATGAGATGTGAAAAATTTAAAGATGATAACGGAGACTGGTGTTACACAAATAAACAAGGTGTAACTAAAAAATTATTATATAATCCAGAAACTAATCAACCTTATAAACAAAATGAAGTTATATTGAATGAGTGTAAATTCAAGGGAAAAGTATTTATGCAATATAGATACGACAGGCCCCTTAGTATGTATGATAAAGAATATTGGGGACTGCTTTGTAAAGTTGTCGCAAAAGAACTGCCTAAAGACATAACAGGATATAAGATTCCTACTCCTGCCTGCATTTCATTTTCAGGTGGTAGAACTTCAGCATTTATGCTAAAACAAATAATTAATGCACACGGTGGAAAACTACCAAAAGATATAATTGTTTGTTTTGCAAATACTGGAAAAGAATTACCAGAAACACTTGATTTTGTACATGAAATAGAACAGATGTGGGACGTTGATATACACTGGTTAGAATTAGAAATTTCTGAAACTCGACCTATTTGGAGAACTAAAAGAGTCTCTTACGAAACTGCTTCTAGAGAGGGAGAACCTTTTGATGAGTTGTTAATCAAACAGCAAATGTTACCTAATTTACATAGAAGAGTATGCACTATAGAGTTGAAGATAAAACCAATAGAAAGATATATGAGATCCTTAGGGTATACAGAATGGTACTCTTGTTTAGGTCTTAGATATGACGAACCTAAAAGAGTATCAGACTCAAGAGCTAGAGCAGAGAGATATATAAATGTATGTCCTATGTATGATGCAAAGCATACAAATGAAGATGTACTTGACTTTTGGAGAGAGCAAAACTTTGATTTAAAAATTCCTACAATAGACGGCAAAGCTGTAGCAGGCAACTGTGATTTATGTTTTTTAAAAGGAACAAAAACAACTCTTAACTTAATGCACGAAAAACCGCATTTAGCAACTTGGTGGATTGAAAAAGAAACAATATTAGAAAGAAAATTTAGACATAACAGACCAGACTACATATCTCTACTAAACTTATCGAAAGAAAAACCAAAAGATTATATGGAAGATGAAAGCTTTACTTGCTTTTGTCATGACTAACATACCAAAAAATAATTCTTGACTTTTAGTTTGAGATTTGCTATAATTACAGCTATAACGAAATATAAATTTCAAAGTTTATTAAGGATAACCACAATGGATGCAGATAAAGTAGCAAGCGATTTAGCTCAGCATGAGGCTGTATGCGCAGAAAGATGGAAAACTGCATTCAACCGATTTGACGAAATGGATAGCAACATAAAAAGAATTGAGATGATACTAATAAGTTGTGCAGGCGCTATAATAGTAGGAGCCGCGACACTTATATTTACAATGTGGCAGTTACATTAGGAGAAAAATAATGGAAATGGAATACAGCAAAAAAGACATGAAAGAATCACCGAAAACTAAAGCAGTTAAAGACGGTGTGTACAAAAACGGAAAGCTATACTCTTTTCTAGATAAAAAAGGAGAGGAGCTGAGTTACGAAGATGAAAAAAATGCAAAAATAGCATACGAGAGGATTCATGGCTAAGAAAAAAGAACAAAAAGAAGTCGAAACTAAGGAAGTTCCTGAGCTAACTAAGAGAGAAAAGATACTTCTAGCTAGGAAAAGACAGTTACAAAGACAAAGAAGGAACAAACTACCCAATATCTTAAAATAATGGAAAAAATCCATGTTTTAAGATTGGATATTTGTCGTGCATGCCCAAAGTACAACCAATTTTGGAAGACTTGTAAGGTATGCATGTGTTTTATGCCTATAAAGACGAAAGTCAAGCAGGCAAAGTGTCCTGAAGGACGATGGAGTTAACCATGCCGTACGGTAAAGGAACTTATGGTTCAAGGGTCGGCAGACCTAAAAAGAAAAAGAAACGTGGCAAGAAGAAGAAATAGCTACAATTTATAAACAAGTAAAAGGAAGAGACAATGTTAGACTACATTAAATTAAAGTGGACACAATTTTTAAATATCGTTACAGGTAAAGATAAAAATTGGGACGGTCAAGTCGATATTAAAGACAAAATGATCGAAGCTGAAAACAAAACAAACAGCTAAGCAAGGCTATGGCCTTAAATAGGGCTAGTATGAAACGAGACGAGAGATTCGTTAATGACCTCAAAAACTTATCTAAGCTCTTGGATGGAGTTGTAAGCAAGACCTACGACAAAATTGAAGAGAGCAGAGAAATAAGAAAGCTGTTGAATCTTCCAAAAACAGTTCACAATAAAACTAGATTGACTAATTATTTAGACAAGAAAGCGTCTCATATTTGATACGCTAAGATATATAGGAGATAGAAATGGCACGAACAGGATCATTTTTAAGCGGACCTACTGGAGTACACTCTACTCAAAAGATTCGCAAACATAGACTCAAAAGAGGAGTCACAAGAGATATGAATGCAGCAGCTGGAACTACAGTTAATACGAAAAGATCTGGCAGCATGGAAGCATTTAGATACGCGGCAGCACCCAAATCGATAGGCCCGAGGTTCGGTAAAACGAAAGCACCTAAGAGAGCTAAATTTCCGCGTAGAAGAAGGTAGCGTTTACAATAAGAAACTAGCTTCTACTTGGGTAAACATTTTAGTTATGTCGGGCGTAGCTGAAGCAAAGAGAAAAAAGAAGAAGCATAAAAGGAAAAAGAAAAATGGCAATACCACAAATTGATTTAAAACTAGTATGGCTAGACGAAGCCTACATGGCTAGTAACTCTGTAATTGATACCCTTCAAGAGAAAGAGGAAGCAGGCAGACTTATTACTAAGAGTGATGCAGAGTTTGCGAAGATTTGTGGTGCATACTTGTACCTTTTCAAGTTAGCCAAGGAGAGTAGATTACTCGAACAAGACGATATATTAAACAAAACTGAGACAATTCATTGAGTATAGAAATTTCACGAGCTGATGTAGAATCAGAATACTTAATGGAGTTTGACCCTAATTCTAGGTTCATCAAACTTCCAATAGCAGGGTACATGGAATTATTGGGCATCGAGCCTAATACTAGCCAGCGTGCCATTATTAACGCAATAAATAATCCAAAGTATAGATTTGTAACCGCCGCTGTCTCACGTAGACAGGGTAAAACTTACATTTCTAATATTATAGGACAGCTGACATGTCTAGTACCTGACAGCCATGTGTTACTAATGTCTCCTAACTACTCACTATCTCAAATATCGTTTGATTTACAAAGAAATTTAATTAAACACTTTGACTTAGAAGTACTAAGAGATAATGCTAAAGACAAAGTTATAGAACTAAGTAACAATTCTACTATAAGAATGGGTTCTATAAACCAAGTAGACTCAGTAGTTGGTAGATCGTATGATTTAATAATTTTTGACGAAGCGGCGTTGACAGACGGCCGAGATGCCTTCAATGTCGCGCTTCGTCCTACACTAGATAAAGACAATTCAAAAGCAATCTTTATCTCTACACCTCGTGGTAGAAACAATTATTTTGCAGAATTCTACTACAGAGGGTACAATAATGAGTTCCCAGAATGGTGTGCTATCAAAGCCACATATCACGAGAATCCTCGTGTTTCCGAAGACGATATTAAAGAAGCAAAGAAAACAATGTCAGAAAATGAGTTCGCTCAAGAGTACATGGCTGACTTCAATGTATATGAAGGTCAGATTTGGTCTTTCAACCATGAACAATGTACTATGGCATTAGATCAATTTGATACATCTAAGATGGATGTTTTTGCAGGTCTTGATGTTGGGTATAAAGATCCAACAGCTTTTTGCGTAATCGCTTATGACTGGGACGAACAAAAATATTATGTACTAGATGAATATCTAGACGCAGAAAAAACAACAGAACAACACGCAACTCAAATAAGAAAAATGATAGATAAGTGGGATATAGACTATATTTATATTGATTCCGCTGCTCAACAAACAAGATTTGATTTTGCACAAAACTATGATATTACTACTATAAATGCTAAGAAGTCTGTGCTTGATGGTATTGGACATGTAGCAGGAATTGTAGACAATGACACTCTTTATGTAGACCAAAGATGTCAGCAGGTAGTATCAGCTTTAGACCAGTATCAGTGGGATCCAAATCCTAATTTGATGAAAGAACGACCAAAACATGATGGAGCATCGCATATGGCCGATGCCTTAAGATATGCACTTTATACATTCGAAACTACAGCCACCTCATTCTAACAACACCTGTCAAAAATTGTTCTTGACTTTTGGTGTGAAGATAGGGTATAATTCATATTAAGAGTTAGATATGAAATTTAAGAGAGATTTAGTTAAATACGTACGAGACAAAGCTAAATCCAAATATAACAAAGGAAGCGAATGTCATATCTGCGGTAAAACCGAAGAACTAGATTTTCATCATTATTACGGACTGACCGAACTACTAGAAACTTGGCTAAAGACTAATAACATAAACATTGACAAGGAACAAGACATACTAGAGATTCGTGAACAGTTTATAGATGAAAACCGTGAGAAAGTGTACACTAAAACGGTAACTCTCTGCCATCAGCACCATTTACGACTTCACTCTATATATGGAAAAAGACCCAGATTGATACACGCAGAGAAACAGGAAAGATGGGTAGAGAAAATGAGAAGTAAAAACTATGGCATGGTATGATTTTATAATTGGCAGAAATGCAGAAGCGGATGAAGAAAAACTGAATCCGTCTCAATATGTAATCTCTCGTAATGAGGGATTGACTGTTGACACGCGTGAAATTGTTACTAATTATAAGAACGCTTATGAGCAACTAGAAGTTGTAAACAGAGCAGTTAATATGATTGTTGATGACGTAGCAGAAATTCCTTTTGCTGTAGGAGAGAAAAGAAACGGTACTAATGATATAGTAAAGAACGTTAGAAAAACTAAAGTTAATTTACTACTAAATGTTGAGCCAAATCCATTTCAAGATGTAAGTTCATTTAAAAGAAATCTGATAATTGACCTACTAATTGATGGTAATATATTTATATATTTTGATGGTGCTCATTTATATCATCTACCAGCAGACAAAGTTACAATTCATACTGATGATAATACTTATATTTCAAAGTATGAATTTGAAAACACTATTGATTATAGTGTAAATGAAATTATCCACATTAAAGAGAATAGTTTCAACTCAATTTATAGAGGTGTTCCTAGATTAAAACCAGCATTTAGAACAATGCAACTACTAGGAAACATGAGAAAATTTCAGGATAACTTCTTCAAAAATGGGGCAGTTCCAGGACTAGTATTAAAAAGTCCGAACACTCTTTCTGAAAAAATCAAAGAAAGAATGTTACAAGCATGGAGTATGAGGTATAACCCAACTTCAGGTGGAAGGAGACCTCTTATTCTCGATGGAGGATTAGAAGTAGATAACCTAACAAAAGTTAATTTTAAAGAATTAGACTTTCAAGAATCAATAAAAGCAAATGAGCGTGTTATTCTTGAAGCTATGGGCATACCGCCAATCCTTATGGACGGTGGGAATAATGCAAACATTAGACCAAACCATAGACTATACTATTTAGAGACTGTATTACCTATAGTCCGAAAAGTATCTTATGCGTTTGAGAGATTTTTTGGTTTTGAACTTAATGAAGATGTAACAGGTATTCCTGCTTTACAACCCGAATTAAGAGACCAAGCCGCTTACTACGCTACACTTGTAAATACAGGTATATTAAGTGCAAATGAAGCTAGAGAGGCTATGGGCAAAGAACCAATAGATGGATTTGATGAACCAAGAGTTCCTGTAAACTTAGCAGGTTCATCTGTTAATCCAGAGGAAGGGGGACGACCAGAGGAGAGTCCTTCTACAGAGGAATAATATGACTAAAAATATGATGATCAAAGCTTTATCTGATTTCTTCGTTGAACACGGAGAAGTTATGGATTTAGCTACATACAAATCCTATGGTAGTGATGCTCCTGTTAAAGACCACATGCTTAGAAGAGCATTTGGTTCTTGGAACAGAGTCCTATCCGTAGTAAAACATCGATATCCTGTCGAAGTACCTGTCGTAGCACCAGTAGTGGAAGAAAAAGTTGTTGAAAAAGCAGCTGCTCCGAAAGCGAAGGTGAAAAAAGAGGTCAAGTAAGATGTCGACAAAAATATTTCATTGGACTAATACATTCAAAACTTTAGGCGAAACTGATGATGGCGGAATCGACATCAAAGGTTCTGCAAGTACTAATGCACTAGATAGAGCTGGCGATGTTATTGAGAGTGGAGCATGGACAAAAGGTGGTTTGGAGAATTTCAAACAAAATCCTATTATCCTATTTAACCACAATTATGACAAGCCAATCGGTAGAGCAACAGGTTTAGAAGTAACTGAAAACGGTCTTGACATATCTGCAAAGATATCGAAAGCAGCCGGTGATGTTAAAGATTTAGTTAAAGACGGTGTTCTTGGAGCCTTTTCTGTCGGTTTCAGAGTCAAGGACGCTGATTATATGGCAGAAACCGATGGATACAAAATCAAGGACGCGGAACTTTTCGAAGTTTCAGTCGTATCCGTTCCTTGTAACCAAGGAGCTACTTTTTCGGTAGCGAAATCCTTTGATACAATGGACGAGTATGAAAAGTTCAAGAAAAACTTTATAAAGGCTAACTCAGACGCAACAGCAGACGCTGTGAAAGTTGAGCAGCCAAGCGGGGAGAAATCCCATAAAATGGAGACTGATATGTCAAAAGAAAAGATGACTCCTGAAGCAGAAGGCTTTGACCTAGATGCATTCGCAAAAGAAGCAGCTGAAAAAGCAGTTGCTGAATATGCAATGAAGCAGGCCGAGGCTAAAGTAGCTGAAGAAAAAGCACAGGCAGAAGCCGCTGAGAAAGCAGCTGAAGTCGAAGCTGAAGAAAAAGCTGCTCAAGAAGCTAAACAGGACGAACAAAAGAGAATTGTTAAAAGTTCACTATCAGGCGCAGAAAGACTCATTAGTGATATCGAGAAAAGAGTCAATGATAAGCATGAAGATTTGAATGAAGTAGTTAAATCACTTCAAACCGAATTAGCTGAGAAATCAGAAGAAATCATGAATATCAGAGAATCAAAAAGAATTTTCTCAGATAGACAGGGTCAAGGCGACTGGAAGAAAGCTTTTGAACAAGATATAATTGATGCAAAATTTGCTGGTTTAGCGACTGGTAAAGGATGGGACAACACTTATGCAAAAGGTGTAATGGAGAAAGTTAATGCACACTCAGGTGTTGCTGTTTCTTCTGCAGACTTTGAACAAGTTGTTTCAGCAAACATCGAAAGAGATATTCAGAACGAATTGGTACTAGCTCCTCTATTTAGAGAGATTCCAATGAATTCTGCTAATATGATTATCCCAATCTTACCAGATGCTGGATACGCTGAATTTACAGGTAACCAAGCAGCAAGTGGTGCTTCACCACATGGTAACTTACAAGAGAGAGGCGATGCCTACAACCCTGGTTCAGCCGGTGGTGTTGACATGGCGGAAAGAACTCTTTCAACCAAAAAATTAATTTCTCAGTCATACTTAGGTAATGAAACTGAAGAAGATGCAATCATGCCAATCTTACCTCTCATCAGAGAATCAATGGTAAGAGCACACGCTAGAGCAATCGAAAATGCTATCCTAGCTGGTGATGATGCTGATGGTGCTTTCGGTACCTCAGGTGCAGCTTTTGAAGGCTTACTACACCTAGCGAGAGTAGACAGTGACTATACACAATCAGCAACAGCATTTGCTACTGATAAAATTACAGCACTTGACCTTCTTGCAATGAGAAAGAATATGGGTAAATATGGTGTGAACCCAAGTGAAGTAGTTTATATTGTTTCACAAAGATCATACTTCGAACTATTAGAAGATGCTGAGTTCCAAGATGCTAACCTAGTTGGCGACATGGCAACTAAGCTAAGTGGTGAAATCGGACAAGTGTTCGGTTCAAGAGTTCTTCTTTGTGATGAATTCGCAACACCAGCAACAGCTAAGTTCGGAGCTATCGCAGTTAACCCAAGAAACTATGTATTGCCTAGATTAAGAGGCGTTACAGTAGAATCTGACTACGAAGTAGCTAATCAAAGAAGAGTCCTAGTGGCTTCTCAAAGATTGGGCTTCATCGACATGATCGATGGTGCAACTTCTAAGTGGGGTTGGATGTACAAAGCTAGTTAATAGCTTAACAGAGATCTGGAGGGGAGTAATCCCCTCCAACTTTTAAAAAAGAGGAATTATGGCAAATTTAATAACGATACAACAATATAAAGACTTTGCTGGCATCACTGGGGTGGGCCAAGATGCGAAGTTGAATGTTATTATACCCTCTATAAGTCAAGCCGTAAAAACGTACTGTGGTACTTCGTTTGTGGACTACTACGGAAGTGACAAGGTTGAGTACTTTGATATCAAAGACAAAACGACAACAGCTATAATGGTAGATGAGAGTCCTTTAGTAAGTGTATCGAAAGTAGAGGAAAGACAGAGTCAAGCAGACGCATATGTTACACTAATCACAGAAAATTCTGATAGTAGTGGTAAATATGAATATGTAATTGATACTGAATCAGACACAATTTTTAGAACTACAGAAAATACAGACAAAGCTTTTCCTATGGGAAGGAAAGCAGTAAAAGTTACATACAGAGCAGGATATGCAGCAACTCCACAAGATTTAAAGTTAGCCTGTTTTGATTTAACTAAATATTACTTAAAAGACGAAAGAAAAGATAGAATGTCAATAGCAGGAGCACAGATACAAAATTCTGTATCTACTTCTCTAAGAGATAATATAGATTTTCCTGATCATATCAAGAGAATACTAGATTTCTACAAAGTTTATAAGTAGTGGCAAAAACTAAATATACTACTACTAAAATAAGTGTAGGGCAAGCTAAGGAGTTACAAGTCTTCTTTGATGAGACTGATAAATGGCTAACTAAGACCTCTACAGAAATGAGAGACCAGTTAGAGAGTGGAACCAGGACATCTATTGAAAAATATATTAACTTTTTTACTACTCCAGGATTAGGACCAAAGTTAAGCGAACAAGTTAGACAAGCAGTAGAACATTATGAAGCAGGCTCAAGAGACGATAGTGTATGGGTATCTACTTCATTGTTACGAAAAGAGTATAATAAGTTTGTAGCAAAAATAGGAGATTCTAGAACACTAGCTCATGAAGATTTTAGTGTTATAGCAGGAAACTTATTTCTTTGTTATAATATGTTAGCAAGATTAAAAGTTATTAGTGCAAAAAATGGCGTACCTGTAAGAGACACAAGGTCTGCAGGAACAAGAAGAAGGAAGCCAAGTACTGCTGGGTGGGATCAGCTTATTGAAACATTTAGAAGGTTGTATATATCAGCAACTGCAGTGGCACAAGATCCTATACAGAAAGGAAATGATAGTATAGATACAATTAGAAACTCTTTAAATAGATATTTTGATGGACTATCACAGACACAACATGAACTAACAAAGAGTAAACATGTTGATATATTAACTGGTAAAGTAGAACAAAAGATAAGATTAAAGGTTCAAAGTAAGTCAGGCAAAGACGCTGAAAAAGCTTTTGGTATTATGTCTACCGCGATTAAACAAGGGGGAGCAAAATCAGACTTAGAAAAAGGACTAGAACAAAACTTTACTAATCTATTTGATGAGTTTGGAAATGAGTTTATGTCAATTCAAGGCTCCAAAAGAGTTGATAAAGAAGTTTTAGACCAAGTGTTTGATGTTGTAAAAGGGAAGAAAACTACTCCTTACAGAGCAAAGACACACAAGAAAGCAACAACAAAAGCTAAGTTTAAAAATCCAATAGATAATAAACTTAAAAAAGCAGCAGCAAAAGCTTTAGCTGTAAAAGCGATAAAGAAAGTTCCTAAAAGCCGAAGAGCTATAGGGCAAAAAGAAGAAAGACAAGAGATATCTGAAAAAGATATATTAAAGTTAAAAAGAATTATTAACAGGAAACTACCTGCACAAGTTAGAAGAAACATGGGTAGACCTGCATTAATAAACAGAACAGGAAGATTTTCAAATAGTGTAAAATTAATAAGTTTGAAGAAAGGACCGGAAACACTAGTAGGTAAGTACGCTTACCAATACGATCCTTACGCTACATTTGAAAATAGAGGGGCAAGGCAATGGCCCACAGGGTATAACCCTAAACCACTAATAACAAAGAGTATTAGAGACGTTGCCATTAAACATACAGAAGAAAGGTTTACGCTAAGGAGAGAATAATGGCATATAGAACACAACGAAAAAAACTTGCCCTCGCTTTAGCTGAGAAGTTAAAAGAAATCGATGGAAGTTATCCTTATAATACTAATGTATTTGATAACGTCAGTAGTCATCTAGTGTTCTTAGATGAAATACAACAATATCCAAAAGTATGTGTTGTTGCTGGAGATGAAAGCAGGCAATATCTACCTGATGGATTTAAATGGAGATTTCTTAGTTTAACAATTAGAGCATACGTCTCAAATGAAGAAGATGCTCAAGAAGAATTATCATTATTAATCGAAGATATCGAAAGGATTATTGACGATAATGATGTATTAGTGTATGACGACTCAGTGAGTCCAAACGAGCAGACAACATCTATGACGATTGAGTCTATCGGTACTGATGAAGGAGTAATCGCTCCCTTAGGTATAGGAGAAATTGTAGTCGAAGTACGATATTAGGAAACGAAGACGCTGATTAAAATCACGCGAAATCCTTTCCAAAGCAATAATAGGAGAAAGCAATGGCTTTAAATCTATCAAGAAATACCAAAGTATTTGTCAGCTCAGTGAATGGAGTGACTGCCGCGAGTGGAAACGTGAAAACGCTTTCTAGCTCATTATCAGGTACAAACTCAGGACACGCAGTAGGTGACATAGTTACTTTTGGAACTACTAATGGATCAGGTTCAGGTTTTAAAGCAATCGTAGCCGCAGTAAACAGTGGAGCAGTAACAGAATTGTATATACCAAATAACTTTAGAGGTACTGGATATGCAGCGTCTAATACTGTAACTTCTACCGCTTCTAGTGGTAGTGGTGCAAACGGTCTTGTAGCTACAGTAGCAACAATATCTACTGGAACAACTGCAAACGGTTCTAGAACAGGTCTTGGACTATTTAAAGGTAATGAGAAAGATGCAAACACTTTCAAAATTGGTGTACTAGATGGTTATAGTTTTTCTCAAAGCTCGGAATCAACAGATGTTACTATCAATGAAGCAGGTGCATCACCAAAAAGGGGTTCACAAAGATTCAATGACTCTTTGGCTCCTGCCGAATGGTCTTTCCAAACTTATGTAAGACCTTTCAAACATGGTGCAAACAGCTTTAGAGATACAACAGCACACGATATGGTGGAGAATATTCTTTGGGCAGCATTAGCTGGTCAAGAGATTCCTACTAGAGAAGACTCAGCGGATAATAGTGGAGCGACAACAAACTCTGCAATTACATTCCAAGCAAATGATACGAAAGTAGATTTTGCAAGTTCTAATGCTCACGAACTTTTAAAACTAACCATTTTCTTTGCACTAGAAAATACAACATATAGGCTAAATGAGTGCCAAGTTAACCAAGTAGAGATTGACTTCTCAATTGATGGTATTGCAACATTAAGTTGGTCTGGAAATGCTACAAGTATTGACCAGGTTGACTCTGCAATCGAAGATCCATCAAAAGCGTTCCAAGACAGAATTGGAGTATCTGATACAGATTCTTCATCAGGCTTGTCAACTTACGTTGAGAAAATAAACTACGTTGATGTAACGGCAACGTCAGATGCGGATTACTTAAGAAATAAGTTATCCACTATGACTTTAGCTCACCAAATGACTGCAGCAAGAGCAGCTGGCGGAGTATTAGATCCAGAAGGCGGAACTACTCACACTTACAGTGGTATTAATATTACTGGTGGGTCGTTAACAATCGCTAACAACGTGACATACTTAACACCAGAAACTCTAGGTATTGTGGATCAGCCAATTGGTTCATTCACTGGTTCAAGAACTATTTCTGGTTCTTTAACTTGCTACCTTGATACAGCAGCAGGTGGTTCTAACGAATTACTTTCTGACTTATCAGCAGCTACAAATCTTGTAAGTAACAAATTCGACATGAGTTTGTTCATGGGTGGCGCATCTAATGCGGCTACTTTAGTGACCTTTGATATTCCAAAGGCTCATTTACAGATTCCAACAATTGAAACAGCTGATATTATATCAACTACAATTGAATTTGCAGCACAGGGAACAACTATTACATCTACAGATGAAATGACTGTTCTATACAAAGGTTCAACCGTTCACTCAGATTCTGGGTACGATAAGACCAACAGTAACGCTGTTTAATCATGTCAGTGTACAACCTTCTTAGAGACGGTTCCGTACACGTGGTATACGGGAGTAATCGATACAATGTAAAGGTTACTCCCGAACTATCGTTCTCTCAGACATTTGCGGAAGATGCATACGAAGTTAAGACTTTGCACGATCAGACAAAAATGTTCTTAGGAACGAGCGTAACAAAAGCAAATCCTGCTTCATTTAGTTTTGAAGTTGCTCTCACAAGAGAGAAGGACGAAAGCATTGTAAAAAGTCTTTTAACAGATTATGATATAAGTACTGGAGACCAATTGTTAAAATCATTTGATCTCTATTTCGTTACGAAAGAAAGTACTTTTAAATTAGAAGGTTGTGTAATAACCAATGGAGAATTTGCACTAAATAAGACAAAACCACTAACATTAACTGTTAGCGGAAATGCTAAAAAACTAGAAAGAGTAGGGGATGCTGATTATAGCCTTCCTGGTAGCTTGCAATCTGCGAGCTCCACAAGAACCCCCGTCAAAGCGTTGCTTGATGTAGAAGTAGGTGGATCAGATGTAACAAATCTTGTTTCAGCTACATTAAGCGTGCAAAATAATATAGATTGGACTCCATATGAAACCTTGCATAATAGTTTATCGGTTACAAACGCATCTAATGCAATGTATCCGACAACATACACATTAAAAGATAGAGTAGTCTCTGGAAATATTGTCCAGTATACAGGAGATAATAATTCTACTACTGCTCAATCTTTTAATACTAACACTTCAGTTGCAGTAAAAACAATTGATCAGAACAGTACATTCTTTAATGCTAACTTATCTGGTTGTATGTTTACTAAGCGATTAAACGCTGCTGAAGTTTTTACGCAGACTTTTGACTACAGAGTAGTCACTAGTCCTGCAAACTTAGGAACTACAATTACATATTAGAGGAAAAAATTATGGATTTAAAAAATTTACTAGTAGATAGTAAAACTGCTTGGGTAGAATTTCCTGGATTAGAAGGATTTGAAGTAGAACTAGCAAATCTTTCCAGAAAAGAACTAGTCGCACTTAGAAAAAGGTGTGTAACCAATAAGTTTGATAGAAAAACTAGAGCATTCAATGAAGAATTAGACGAAACTAAATTTGTTAAAGAATTTACAGAAGCTACTGTCAAAGGGTGGAAAGGACTGAAGCTAGGCATGTTAGAGGATTTAATTCTTGTCGATTTAAAAGGACAAGACGCAGAAACTGAAATGCCTTATAACCAAGAAAATGCACAAGTCTTAGTAGACAATTCGACTGAATTTGATAACTGGCTCAACGAGGTAGTCTTTGATTTAGAAAACTTTCGTAGCAAAGAGCAGGAAAAAGTTACTCCAAAAACTAAAGCTGTTTCTGGATAACCAAGATATTGGCATGTCCAAGGATCAATACTTGGAGATGATGGACCAATTAGGGAAAGAACCAAACTGGGACGAATGTCCTCCAGATTGGGAAGACTTTCCACAGGTAGTGATAGATAGTGTAAACATTTTTCACTGCATGGGAGATAGGATATATCCTGAAATAGGGTACATAGGTAAGGATTATACTAATTGGCAATTCTTACTCGATAACTACTCTATACAAGAATATCAAAAAGATTATGTATTTGACCTAGTATTATGGTTAGATGCACGAAAACTGGAAGCCTCACAGAAAAAATTAAAGGCAGAGTACGATAAAATAAAGCGTAAACACGGTTAAACATGGCAAAAGGAAAGGTAGTAGGACAAATTGATATTATAATGACGTCGAAAGGCGTCAAGATGGTGTCTAAAGACTTAGAGAAAGTAAGTAAGACTACTAAAGAAGTAGAGAAAAATACTAAGAAAGCTGCTGCTACTCAAAAGAAGAGTACTAAAGTAGCAAAGGATTACGATAAGCAGAATAAATCTGTTTATCAAGGTAACCTATCTTCGTCAAAATCTTTCTCAAAAATGAACCAAACTATTGGCTCGGACTCTGGTAGTTCCGGGCTTGTTGGCGCCTATGCTACTCTAGCAGCTAACGTCTTTGCGGCCACAGCTGCTTTTAATGCTTTACGTGCTGCTTCTCAAGTACAACAACTTGAACAAGGCTTAGAAGTTTTAGGTCGAAGCTCTGGTAAAAATTTAACAATAATGGCAGACGGCTTCAGAGAAGCTGCAGGCTTTGCTGTTAGTTATGACCAAGCATTAAAAGCTATTTCTGTAGGCTCTTCCGCATCTTTTAGTTCAACACAGATTGAAGGATTAGCGGAAGTTGCAAAAGCAGCAGCTACAGCTCTTGGTAGAGATGTAGGAGACGCTGTTGACAGGCTCACAAGAGGTGCCGCAAAACTAGAACCAGAAATTCTTGACGAATTAGGTATCTTCGTAAGACTAGATGATGCATCAGCTAAGTACGCAGCTTCTTTAGGGGTGGCCGCTTCAGAACTAACAAGATTCCAACAAAGACAAGCTTTTGCTAATGAAATTCTTGACCAAGGAAGAAGAAAATTTGGTGAAGTAGGGGAAGAAGTAGACGCTTCAGCTTTTGACAGACTAGCAGCTACACTAGCAGATCTGTCTAGATCACTGATGGATTTCTTCAACAAAGTCTTAGGCCCAGTAGCAGCCTTCTTTTCTGAAAATACAATTGCATTAGCAGGTTTCTTTGCTATGATTACAAAAGGTATAATGAATCAAGCATTACCTATGTTAAATCAATTTGCAGCATCGGCACAAAAAGGAGCACAAGCAGAAGTTACAAGAGCTCAGGCAGCAGCAAGACGAATAGATAAAGAAATCAAAGCACAAAGAGGATTGATGCAACCTTTAAAAATGGTTAAAGGAGAGTATGGGGCTTTATTTGAAAAGATAAAAGCAGGTACTGCAACCATAAGAGAGCAAGAAATTGCACATAAAAAACTTCAACTTACAATACAAAAAAGACAAGCAAATATTCGAAAAGGCGGATTGAAGAATCTAGCACTTAAGGAAAAAGAGCTTGCAGCTATTCAACGTGAAGAAAGACAGCTTAGAAGTCTCATGGCCTTGGAAAAATCAAGAGCAGGAAAAATGGGGGATATTCAAACCCTTTCTGCAGGCGCAAAATCAAAAAGAAGCACTCAAGCAGTATTCAGAGAACTAGATAAAGATCAAAGTTTTAAAGGATATATGAGAGCTTTTGGCTTATCAAACCTTGCACAGCAAAAATATAGAAAGAATTTAGGAAGTTCAATTAACTCTACTAGATTATTTGGACTTAATTTAGGGTTTTTAGGAAAAGCAGCAAACAGAGCAAGACCTGCAATATTTGGGTTTGGTCTTACTACAAAAATAGCAATCAAAGGCATATTTACAGCTATACCAGTTATTGGACAATTATTGTTTGTTCTTGATTTACTTATAGTTGGAGTCAAAAAAGCAATCGGTTTCTTAGCAGGGCTAGTCCCAGAAGCTTCTAATCTTTCAAAAGCTATGAAAGAGTTGAATTCAATTACAAAATCTTATGCCGAACAAAATGCTAAAGCTAATTTAGAAAATAAAAACGCAGCGCAACAGTTAATTATTACTGCGAACTCTACTTTGCAATTGATGGAAGCCACTAAAAAAGCTTCTAAAGCTCAGAAAGACGCATTTGAAAATGCTAACAATTTTGGTAAAATAATCATAATCCTTAAAAGAAGGCTTTTAGAGCTGGGTGATAGTGTGGGCAGAGTTTTTGGAGCAATGTCAGATTACATTACAATTTTCTTTGGAAAACTTGAACAAGGATTTAATAATTTTATCGATAGTCCAATTATAAAAGCTTTTATGAATGTTTGGACTGCTATCTTTAATACTATATTTGCCAAAGAAGGTGAAAAATTAGAGTATGCAAGTCTATTTGATTCTTCTGCTGTTGAAGCACAAAATGCTGAAATTCAAGCGAATATTGACGAAATATTAGAAAAGAGAAAAAAGCTACTAGACAAAAGCAACTTATCTGGAGATAATTTTGATCTGAGTACTACAATGCCAGAATTAAAAGCTTTTGAGCAGCTTATGTACGGAACAGGTGCAGCTTCAGTTGAGCTAAAAAAATTACTTGGCGGAGCAGACACTACTATAAATTCTTTTCTACTACAGTTAGGAAAAGCTAGTAGTTTAGGAGATTTACCAGAAGGAATTCAAATTTTAGCAAAAGAAATGGACAAGCTAGGCAGGCCAACAGCTACCAATATAGCTTTAAATAAAATGTTTGAAGACGGAGTACTAGATACCGCAGAAGCTCAAGAACTGTTACAAATTGTAATGGACAAAGGAACAGCAACTAGTATCGCATCAGGTAAAAGTGCAGAAGAG